CCCATAGAGCTGAACTTCCGGTATAAGTGTTTTTCACCGGAAGGAAGAACTCCGAACAAGCTACGAGCCCTCTCAAGGCGCCGTAGCCAGTCGGCCGGGAGAAGAAACCTCACTAGTTCCAGGGACACAGTGTCTGACGCCATCGAGAGATCGATGGTAGCCAGACCACCGGTGGCTGACCCAAGTCGGGCCAGATCACCATGAGTCTTCTGTCCTAGATCGAGATCAATTCCGATCCGCTTTAGACGCCGTCTAATAGCTTTACCGATCCCTTTCTGAACGTACATGTTCATACGGGGCTCGATGGCTATCATCCGGTTAGTCTTATAGTTCTTGGGCACACTTATCAACCTGTTACCCGGTACGACCTCCAACAGGAGATTCGGACAAGGTCCTTCGGCGAAAACTGGGCGGTTAGCCCAGAGTGGAGAGCGAGAAATTACTCTCCTAGCCTTCGGCAGATTGTCGAATGACGTCTCGGCTCGCGAAGCCGAATATTTGTAAACAGGATTGCCGTATTGCCGCTTGAGCCGATAACTGGCCCCCGTGGTGAACGACATACCCGCCTCACACTCTCGCGCATTGTATGGTCCTAAGAGGCGTGAAATTTTCCGCTTGGCGACTTCAAGAATCGACCAAACGCCCAGCTCACTCGTTGAAAAATGAGCCGGGTCACGCCGCAAGAAGAACATATTAGCTTGAGAGCATAAGTCCTCTGCTTCCCAGAATCTCTCCCATGTCTTTGACTCCTTCTGATCCGATGACTTTGAGTCATCGAACTTCGAAAGAATCTCCGACATGAGATGGTCTACTGCAAATCGATTGGGTACGTGAGAAAACCACCTGTTTTCTGGTGATTCTCCGACGGCCCGCCCGAGCTTGCAGGACTGGGTTTCGCCCTGCCAACCGAGAGCTTGAGAAAGCCTTCGGATGAACGGAACGAGAAAAGGACGAAGAGTGACGTCAACAGGCCGATTACGGCCAGGGTGTGTCGGATCCATGTAAAGGCTCCTAGTAAGAGTAAACCACCTTGCATGATGAAGACTTGTTTGTCTCCATCGCTCATGTGTGCCATAATTCTGGCACTCCGGTCTTAGTAGATCGGCTCGAGCGTATCGGTCATCGCCACAACAGTGGCATGGCCGAGGACGTTCTGCATGAGCTTCAGGGTGTTCTTACGTTCCTGGGACGTACTCTGCGCACTGAAGTTAATCGTCAGTTTCGCCGAGTTGTTTCGCACCACCACGTTCTGCGAATCGACAACAGCCTCGACCGGATCGTTAAATCCGATATCGAGGGTGTAAGCCGACTTTGCAGTCTTGGGCTGGTTAAGGCTCACCCGAAGGGTTTCGAAACCCTGCGGAGAAGTGGCGCTACGGTTGGCCAGGATGGCCAGGCTTCCGTCAGTAGTGACCGGAGCAAAGGTGTGCGTGACGGGAGAAACCTCCGCGTCAGCAATCGCGATGTTACCCAAAGCGGGCATAGTTCGAACCTCTATTTGAAGGTGAAGAACCGGTCGTCAAATCGTCGACCTGGTCCCCCAAGGGCTCCCGCGAAAAGCGAGAGTGCGTTTGCAGCGTGGACAGCACTAAATGGATCCTTAAAGCCAGGAAACTGTGGGAACGGAAAAGAACTATAGGTCGTGCGCTTCAACTCGAAGTCTCGGCGGTAGATCTTGTAGTCCGAATCCCGGTAGACAGTGTTCCCAGTGCTGTATCCCTTTCGGAACACGGCTTTAACGACGCCCTCACGACGGATCGACTTCGATCCAAACCCGAACTTGTAACCCAGGGTCGCGTCTAACGTAGACAGCCAGTCGCCGATCGGTAAAAACCAATCGACAACAAAGCTATACGGGACGAGTTCCCAGGCCAAGAGTGCCGGATTTGTGAGGCCCAGAGAAGTGACAGTGGCTAGGAAACTATTGTCAGGAATAACATCTAACCTGACAAAAACGCCGGCAAAGGTACTCTTTGTGCCGACGAAATAGTCTAGACCATCAGTCCGAGGGTTCGAAGGATGTGAATCCCAGAACCCCGAAGACTTCTCTAGCTTGGAACCCTTTACCGTAACTACCCAGTCACGACTCTTGTCATATTTCTGGAGAGAGTCTATGCTCCCTTTGATATCAGACATGAGCGGATTCCAACCGTACTGATACTCTAGCCAGGATTGCGGAATGGACCTCGGAGACCGTTTAAGGCCTCTAAGAATCCGCCACGCTTCCCGGACTGCTGCCTTTCGTCCGCCTAAAGAAGCGCGGGCTAGGGCATTAAGAGATTGCGTCATACGGTTGAGAGATGAAGTCACAAGTTGAGCGGTTTGACGCCGCTCGGCATACGCCTGAGCAAAGTTTACCTTCTGATCCTTGAGATTCAGAAGGGCTTTGACTTCGGCCTGTGATTCCATCCCAGACGGTAATGGGGGTAGCTGGGAGAGTCCAATAGCGGAAGAAGAACGGGCAGCGCCGACGCCTTTATGGCCGGTATACCTGTTCTTCGCACCATTACTGAACCGCTCTTCCATAAACCCGGTTCCATAGTCCGCCTCACTCCTTTGAAGAGTGTACGAGGTGGGTATAAGATAACCCGACGTAGGATCCACGGTCTTACGACCTTTGATCCCTTGCCGGAAGGTTGACGCTTCAATCTGACTATAAGTCGGGTCCTTGAAGGCTTTCTGCGATGCATTGTAGATTCCTCCAGCGTCCCAACGTTCGTACAGATGTCCGCGTTGACCGGATACACCGGACGTGTTATCAGTGTACGGTGTACCCATATCTACCTCTCTAGCGATCCAATTGCTAGGTCCCAAGTAAAATCGGGAACCACGTTTCGGCTAAATGCCAGGTAACGTACCCGATGTTTTCCGCGAAAGCGGCTGGTCACCGACCAGAAAAGGCCCTCCTACCGTATCCCACCGCGAGGTAGGATTTCCCGACCATCAACAGTCGGGTTTTCCGCATCAGCTGGCCAACGAATTGACCAGCTGCCCTTGCGGTTCCCAAACACGGAAATTGACCACATCACACTGTGACCTGTGTTTATATTGCTATAAACAAAGCCACGAGTGTGGAGAGCTGACTCCCAACGGTCGCTAGGGGCATCTACATCCGTGAGGATGTATTTCCCTTCGTTCCCAAAGAAGTCAGGCAATGCGATCATCTCGGCCACGTGATTAACGTGGAACCAGAAGAACGCAAAGTTGATGATCACATCCAGTTCGGAAGGTGTAACGTAGTCGATCGACGACGTGTCCCCTTCCGCTATGATGTGATTCAAAACTCTCTGCGCAACCGATCGACGGATTTGCAGAGCGTCTGCGAGAGCCTCAAAGGCCCTCGTACCGTCCTGTAACCAGTTCGAGTCAGTCGTATATTCATCACCGACATTGCTCCATTGCGAAACGAAGCAAGCGGTGGCGGGTACGATTGTAGAGAAGTTGCGCATGGTATGGTTTCCTTGTTAGGGTGGATACG